AAGGGCGACGACTGTGCACCGCCACAACTCGGCAAGGGAACCCCTGCCGTTCACCAGCCCGGAACGGTGCCACTGTCTGCCGGATGCATGGCGGCTCCGCGCCGCAAGTGAAAGCGAACTCTGCCAGAACGTTGCTAGAAGAAATGGTTGAACCGGCGTTAGTGGCGTTGCAGGATATTGTGCAGGATGTGAAGCAGCCGGCGTCGGCACGCGTATCAGCCGCTAGGGACATCCTTGATCGTACTGGGTATAAGCCGATCCTCGAGGTTAGGGGTATCCCGCCGCTGGCGTTGTTGGATGAGTGGATTGCAGAACTCGAAGCCGGCCAGGGTTGATGGTTCCGATTAACCCTCCACCACGGTGGACCCTGGATCGGAACCACGCAATCCAAGGTACCCAGCCGATCCGACCATGACCCTTGAACGTGCCCGCCACCTCCGCGGCCTGGTAGTAGCGAACGAGCCGGTATGGGAACGGCTACCACACCAAACGCCGCCGACTGGTGACTGGTTCGGTTGGATCATAGAAGCCGGCCGCGGGTCCGGTAAATCATTCGCTGCGAACATGGCGATGGTAGATCACATCAACGGCCCGCCATGCCGAAAAGGCAAAAAGCCTCACAGCATCTCCCTGATTGCGCCGACTATCGGCGACGCCGCCGAAACCGCTGGCCGGATGCCCGGCTCCCTTACTGACCTGCAACCCGGAACGTCGGTGGTGTCGAAAACGGGCGGGACGTTCGTGGAGGGTTGGCCGAATGGCAGCATCGTCCGCTTGTTGGGGGCGCATACGAAGGACGACCAGGAACGGCTTCGTGCTGCTGGGAACCGGTGTTGGGTTCATCTTGAGGAATTCGCGGCGATGCGCTATTTGACGGAAGCCTGGGATCAGATGCATCTTGGGCTTCGTCTCGGACCCCGCCCGCATTGGGTTCTGACGACGACCCCAAAGGCCCGACCTGATTATCTCGCTGTTGTGGAAGAAATCGAACAGAGAGATGACGTCTATGTGACTGACGAAGTCTCTACCGCTGACAATCCGCACCTTCCCGAATCGACCCTCTCTTTTCTCTATGGCAAGTACGACGGCACAGCGTTAGGCGGTCAAGAGTTACATGGCAAACGGATCGAAGAAGCCGAAGGCGCCCTATGGACATATGAACTGATCGAACCGAACCGGCTAACCACTCACCTAGTCACAGTTGAAGACGCCGAGCCGTATTCAATCCTCGGCCGGCTTATTGTCGGTGTTGACCCGCCAGGCGGGAAAACGGAATGCGGGATCGTCGCCGCCGCTGCCATCACTACAGATTGTCTCTGCGGCACCGATACGCCGTATCCTCACTTCGCTGTCGTCGCGGATGAGTCAGCGAAGCTATCCCCGAACGGGTGGGCCAACCGCAGCATCGCCACCTACCAAGAGTGGGACGCCGATCTGATTGTCGGGGAAGCGAACTACGGCGGCGACATGGTCGAATCGAACATACGTACCGTCGACACTTCTGTCTCCTATGAGAATGTTCACGCCAGTCGTGGAAAACGGATACGTGCCGAACCGATCAAAGCCCTATATGAGCAAGGCCGAATACACCACATCGGCACCTTCGCGGAGTTGGAGGCGGAGATGGTGCAGTGGATACCTGACGAGTCGGCATGGTCACCGAACCGGATCGACGCCCTCGTATGGGCGTTAACGGAACTGGCTGAGACAGGGGAACCGCAATTGTGGTTCGTATGAACAGATCGCGAAAACGCCGACTGCGTCGGCCATCGGTGGTGGTCCTCGCCGTTGTGCTGGGTCACCGGGCGTGGAGTGTCAACATACACTTTGACCTTTACACTTGGGAGTCATTGGAGAGGTTAACGCGGCTTCCCACCAGGGCGGGCCACGTCTAGGTTTAACGTGAAACATCGCGGCGTGTGTTACGCTACCGCGTAGAATGTTCGACCGGATACGCAACCTCTGGAGCGCCGGTAACCCCAGCGTCGAAGCTGCTGAGGCGCGGCAGCTTGTCCAACTCGTAGAAACCCTCGCCAAAGCACCAGTCGAAACAATCGGCAACGATTTCCAATCGTTCGTCCGCCGCGGCTACCTCAACAACGGGATCGTCTACGGGTGTATCACCAGCCGTCTCGTCCTGTTCGCGCAGGGTGTATTCAAATTGGAGAATCGGCGAGACAAAACCATCCGCGACCTACCGCCACGTTTGCAGATCTTGAATGCCCCGTGGCCCGGCGGGTCTACTGCGGAAATGCTGGCCCGTATCGAACAAGACAGCAGTCTCGCCGGCAACTGGTACCTGTACCAAGCCGAACCGGACCAGTGGCAACGCCTCCGACCCGACTGGGTAGACATCATCCTAGATCCGCAAGGCCGAGAACGTATCGGCTACCTGTACCACCGCGGAGGCCGCAGCCAAGACATAGCCGGCCTACCGCTCACAGTCGACGAGGTGATCCACGGCTCCCCGTACCCGGACCCGTTAGCGGCGTTTCGGGGTACCAGTTGGATCATGTCCGTTACCGGCGAGGTTGAGTCGGATACGGCGATGACCCGCCATAAGGGACAGTTTTTCAACAACGCCGCTACTCCGAATATGCTGGTCACGTTACAGAAAACCTTGTCGGAGCCGCAGCGGGAAGTGTGGCGGGACATGCTCGAGGCCGCATTCGGCGGGACCGGTAACGCGTGGAAAACGATGATCCTAGAGGAAGGCGCCGACGCCAAGATTATCGGGCAAGCCGTCGACCTCGGATTCACCGACGTACAAGCCGGTGGCGAAAACCGGATCGCAGTAGCTGCTGGTGTCCCATCCGTCGTGTTGGGGATTAAGGAAGGCGCCGAACAAGCGACCTACAACAACTACCAATCAGCGCTTAGTCATATGGCGAATTTCACGACGCAACACATGTGGAACGACACCGTCAACGTACTCACAAACGGCGCCCCCGTACCGCAGGGTGAGAAGCTGATTATTGACACGTCAGAGATCCCGGCGTTGCAGCAGGACGGCCAAGACGCCGCCGGTATTACTGAGACGCAGGGCCGTACGATCCGCGACTTGACCGACGGCGGCTACACCCCGGAGTCGGTTATTGACGCTGTCACCAGCAACGACCTCACATTGCTCGACCACGCCAAAGAAGAAGTCGACCCTAGCTCGAACGGTCAGGTCGGCGACCCGGAAGTACTCGCTTTCCTCAGCGAATAACGTGCACCCAGAGACGGCACAGGAAGCGTTAGACCGCGACCTGGAATTAGCTGCTGACCATGTCAACCAGGTGCGGGACGCGTTCCGCAGGGAACGGGACCGTCTCGCCCGCCAACCAGAGAAAGACCCGGTCCGCGTCGCTGAATGGGTCGCTCTCTTCACCGCGTTATGGTTTGCTAGCGGCGACGAGGTATCCGCGGCTGCAGTCACCGCCCTTAACCCCGACGTAGATCCCAGTGATACTCCGACCTTCGACTCGTTCATTGCCAAGGCTACCAAACCGAATTCGTGAAGAAACGGGCTGTCCGTATCGCTCTCGATCAAGCGTTACGACAAACCGCCACGTTCGAACATGCCGCAGCCAAGAAGGTCCAAGACGAGACGGATATCTCTATCGAAAAAGTGTGGCACAACCAAGGAGACAGGCGGGTCCGGGGCTCGCATCTGTTCGTCGCTGCCGTGCTACTCGATGACCCGTTCATTGTCGGCGGCACGGAACTCCGTTACCCGCGTGATCCGGAAGGGTCGGGTAGTGAAACGTTCGGGTGTCGCTGCTGGGTGTCCCATCGAGAATTCGGTGGCGAAGAGGAGGATGACCCAGCGGACACCGAGGATATGTTGTAAAAGGGAAGTGTATGGTTAAGATCGGAGCCACGATGACAATCGAAGCAGCCGAAACGGCACCTGACGGGTCTATTCGTTCTGTCGCTTTTGAACTCGTCCCCGACAGCGACGGACTCACCTTGGAAGGATATGCCGCGGTTTTCAACACCCCGACACGGATCGCTAACCGGTACGAGGACTTCACTGAAACGATCGCACCGGGCGCTTTCGCCCGCGCTATCAGGGCCAACCCGAAGCCGATCATGCAGTTCAACCACGGTATCGACCCGGCCATCGGCGCTAACCCGATAGCCGCGGTCCAGTCAATGCGCGAAGACGAGCGTGGCCTATACGTGATCGCTCGGATGCTTGAGAATTGGCAGGCCGAACCGGTCCGTGAGGCTATCAAGGAAGGCGCCATTAAAGGCATGTCTTTCCGGTTCAACGCCGACGGCGACCAAGTGGAATGGTCAGACGACCGCGAGTCGCGTACTGTCGTAGACCTTGACTTGCTCGAACTGGGACCGGTCGTATTCCCGGCCTACCTAGAGACGACCGTCACGGTACGGTCTCGCGAATTCGCCGACGCCATCCGCAAAGAACCAGCTTTACTTCACGACCTGTCAATCGGGCTCCTCCTCGCTAACCGCGACGAGCAACCCGACACCGACGATCCGACCCCCGACGACGACACCGACGCCCGCGACGACAACGAAGACGACGTTGAGTCTTTCGTTGTTGAATCGCCGGCCTTGGTCAAGTTGGAAGGTGTCCGAGTGGCTAATCCCGCCAAACACGCTGTGGCGTTGATGGCGGTACGAACCGACCTGGCTACGCAAAGGAGCCGTTTTGCCACTCACGAACTATCTAACCGATGAGGAGAAACACACCGACGCTACGTTGGTGAATCGCCTCAAAGACATCAACGACGAAGTCGCCCGCCTCGCCGACAAAGACACCCTCACCGGAGAGGATGAGGTCAGTTTCGCTGAACATTCAGCGGAATTCGCCGAGTTGGAAGAGGAACAGAAACTTCTCCACCGCAACGCGCAGGCGCGCCATATCCAAGCTGCCGCCAAAGTCCCAGGTAGGACGTTGAACGGCGACCTGAACACTGACCCGTTCGGGGAAATCGAATCGATCGAAACCCGTATCAAAAATGATCCTTGGGACCTGTCAGAGATGCGGGCCTACCCGGACAATCCGAAAGCGCAAACCAGCGAACTCCGATCCAGAGCGTTTACGGCGATCGAGAAGATGGACGGCGCATCCGACAAGCGACGCGAAGCAGCTACCAAACTGTTGGCGAAATGGGACGACTCTAGCGGGTCCATTTCCCGTCTTGTCATCGCGACGTCGGCACCGGATTACATGTCGTTCTGGTCGAAGTCGCTCAGGTATGGAACTGCCGCCGTGTTCACCGACGAGGAACGTGCCGCAGTAGCGCGTGCCATGTCGCTGACAGATACGGCGGGTGGTTTCCTGGTCCCGTTCCAACTCGACCCGACGGTGATTATCACCGACGACGGGTCGTTGAACGAGATCCGACAGGTAGCCCGGCAGGTTATCGCCACCGGCGACGTGTGGAACGGCGTCTCCTCGGCAGCTGTCGCCTTCTCATGGGTCGCGGAAGCTGCGGAATCGACAGACGACGCGACCACGTTCGCGCAGCCGTCAATCACGATTTTCAAGGGTAACGGGTTCGTCCCGATTTCCATTGAAGCGTTGGCAGACGAAGCGAATGTCACCGGCGAAATCGCGAATCTGCTCGCCTTTGGTAAGAACGTGCAGGATGCGGCAGCGTTCGCGACTGGTTCCGGTACGGGTCAGCCGTTCGGGATCGTCACCGCGCTTGCCGGCGGCGCTTCGGTTGTGTCTTCGGCGACAACGGACGTGTACGCGATCGCTGACCTGTACGCAACCCAGGGTGGGTTGCCTGCCAGGTACCGGCCGAACGCGTCCTGGCTAGCAAACAACGCCATCTACAACCTGACCCGACAGTTCGCAGAGCCGTCCGGGTTCTGGGTCGACGTCAGCGCCGATCGGCCAGCGTTGCTGGTCGGTAAGCCAGCGTTGGAGTCGGAAGACATGGACGGGACAATCACCGCATTGGCGACGAATAACGTGCTGATCTTCGGTGACTTCTCGAACTATGTGATCGCCGACCGGGTAGGCATGACTGTCGAGACAATCCCGCACCTGTTCGCCACGGCGAACAACCGGCCGACCGGGCAGCGCGGCTTCTACGCCTTCTACCGGCTCGGAGCCGACTCTGTAAACGACGGAGCATTCTCGATGCTCGACGTCACATAGACAACTGAAACTAGGAGCCGGGAGGTAACATTGCCTCCCGGCTCACATAGGAGGTAAATACATGGGTCACCCACTAGCCGTTAACGTGCTTGAAGTGTTGGCCGCAGATCGTGTCATCACCCAAGCCGAAGCCGACGACAACAACATCTTTTCGTTCGACCCGGCCGCCGCCAGGAACGTTGACCTACCAGCCGAAGCAACCAGCACCGGGCTTGTCCTGTTCATCCACAACGAAGCCGACGCGGCTGAAGTAATCACAATCCGTGACGACGCGGGCGCCACTATTTGCACGCCGACGACAAACGAGTCCGCGATCGTATGGTGCGATGGCGTGTCGTGGCGTGGACTCGTAGGAGCAGCGTCCTGATGCTGGAAGTTGTAGCAACCCAAACCATCCATCTAGGGACGCCCGCTGGGACCGTCACGATTGTCAAAGGGCAACGTGTCAACAAGAACGAAGCATATGTCAAAAACGCGCCAGCTGGCATGTTCGTCCCAGCTGACGATTACGTAGTCGCCAACGACCCGGTCGTACACCGGGCCGTCGAAGCCGCTACCGCGGCGCCAGGCGAAACCCGTAACGTGAAAAAGCCGGCAGCAAAGAAGCGGGCAGGAAAGAAGCGGGCAGCAAAGAAGTAACGGATGAGTGAAGACGCACCGAAACAAGAGAAACGATCCACCCTCGCGAGTACGGTTGTGGTCACGTTCGAAGTCGCTGACACGACCCTCAACGATACGCCGACAACTGATCCGGTTGTGAAATGGTTACGGATCTTCCCGACCGCTACGGAAACGGCACCCGACTAATGCCAGGTATCAAAATCCGGTACACGAAACCCAACAACGGACTCGCCTTGATTCCGCTGCTACACAAACCGTTCCAATGGGACTCGCTGAAAAAGACCTGCCCGCTATGTCAAGTCACCCACCCGGTCAAGACAGTCCACCTGTGGCTCAACGACCAGGACGAATGCCTCGTCTCTACCGGCGTCTTAGAGGATTTACGCAAAGCCGGATTCCCTGACTTGATAATCAAGGATGTTGTGGATAAGCCTCCGCCGTTGCATATCGGCCGGCAACCCCGCCAAGCTGTCGATGCTAACAACCGGCGTATCAACATCCACTATCAACTGTTGAAAGCCAGCGTGAAACCCGCCGCGAAAGTAGGTGCCTGATGGTTGATGTCCCTGATGGTGTAGAAATCCCAGACGACTTGGCTTCTGCATATCTGGCGGAAACCAAAGCAGAGGACACGCTCGCCGCGCAGCGGGCCAAGTCGGTGAAACTACGAACCGACTTAGACACGTCACAAGCCAAAGTCCGAACACTGAAAGTCCCGTTTGAAGCGACCCGCGAAACGCGCCGTACGTTGGAACGGGAATATGGGATCGGCGAATGGGCCGCATCCGGTATCGAGGCGACAACGATCGGAGGCGACTGATGGCTGACGCGTTCTACGAAGAATTCCGTAACGGCGGATGGGGCAACGGTGCTCATGCTCAACCCGACCTCGACACCAACGACATCCGCGTCGGGTTACGCGACGAAGGCGTCACCGCAATCAACCTCGCCACCCAAGTCGACCTAGCCGACGTCACATCGGCGCACGTTGGGACCGACACTGCGTTGGCGTCGTTGACGCTCGGGACTGCCGGCGTCGGTGCTTTTGACCATGCTGACGAAACCTACCCGTCGCTGTCGGGGGCTACTGTCGAGTCGTTGGATTATTACGATTTCCAAACCGCCGTCGACGCTACGTCGCCGCTGATCGCGAACATTGACGGCTGGACTGGGCTCCCGTTCACGCCTAACGGCGGAGACGCCATCCTGGCCCCTGCCGCGGGTGGCGTGTTTCAGATCACGTAGACCGATGGCGACGGTTGAGAACTTTCGCCAACAGGGGGTCCGTTATTGGCTTGGAGCGGATGAGGGGCTAGATCGCGAGTCGAAGCTGACCCGTGGCGGTGCCGACCATGCCCGTTGGCTATTCAACGGCGACCGCAGCGACGATGGCAGCCTAATCGGAGGGATGATAATACAGCGTCCCGCGTCTCGTGATCCGAGCGGTACTACCCAAGACGACGCACTCGCTCAGATGCAACGATGGGTGAACGCGTTCCCGGACGGTGATCCCGGTACACCACCGGGACGGCGAGGACGACCCTAGATGGCGGTCGAGCATGCGATTCAAGTTTCCAGCCCAGGAGCTACCGAGGACGTCACCGGTGATCTGACTACGGCGTCGTTCACCCCACCGGCTAATAGTCTGCTGATTATCGGCATCAACTTCATCGACAATGGTGCCCACGATTCGGGGATCACTTACACCGTTACTGATTCGGATAGTGGGACATGGACAGCTCGAGGTGCCCTGCAGCAGACACTCGGCAGCTTCGACATGCATCACCAATGCTTCTCGACACCGATCGATGGCACTCCGGTTTCGATGACGGTCACCATGGATGTGAGCAATGACGCCTGGCAACACGGCGACGGGTTCGTCATCGACGCCATCACGGGCCACGACACTGCCGACCCGTTCGTGCAAACACCGATCTCGAATAGTGCCGACAAGGGCGGCGGCGACTCCGAATCGCACACCACCGCTGTTCTGCCGTCGGCGGTCACCAGCGGCAACGCCCTGGTCGCGTTCTTCTGTGCCAACAACGAAGTATCCGGCACGTTTACAGTCCCGTCAGGGTTCAACGCCCCACACAACCTGTCAGGCACCGAAGCGCATAGCGCCATTTTCGAACGGGATGACACTACGGCAACGTCGGTCGCTTGCACCGACCTGGGCCAAAGCATCGAGAATGTGGCGGCAACCGTATTCGAGATCAGAGTCGCTGCTGCCGTCGCCGCTCCCATAGTCCGTCGTCGGCAACTCACTACAGTTAGGATGTGACCATGCAGTACGACCGGATTGTCGAAGCCGCTATTGAGTCGCAAGCCGAGACTGTGTTCGATGATCCTCTGCTCGAAATCACCGCCGCCGCCAACGTTTTTATCGACATTCTCGAAATCACCATCGGACCCCACGAAGGCGCCACGGCACCCAACCCCACACCGTATGCTTTCTATACCGCCACTGCGGCCGGGACCGGCGGCGCTGCGGTTACCGAAGTCCTCGTCCGTGGCAAAGGCACCATCGGCGGTGTCGCCCTCTCCGGTCTCACCGCTCCCTCAGCCACCGGCTACCGTGAGTTCCCCCAAGGTGCTATCCCTTGGGAGATCGGAGTCAATCACCTGTGGATACCCGAAGCCCGCTTCGAGGTTATCGGCGGCGGCCAAGACTTCTTTGGCATCGTGTACCTCGCCAACCCGAGCGCCACCCCCACCTCTACGGTGAAGATCACTTGGGGCGAACGGACCGCCACCTAACAGGGGAGTAGCCCGTGAGTTGGGTCTACCGACGACCGGCACAGGCCCAGCATCGGCAACGCCAGCGATTTGTCGCTCGCGCCGCTGCCGGGCCGCAGACGATCAGCGGTGTCCTATTTACCCGCGCTCCGACGTTCCCGACCGGGCAAGTAAACCTCCAACTAAACGGTGTCCTGTTCACGCGAACTCCGACGTTCGCTACTGGATCGGTCAACCTTCAACTCAATGGTGCCCTGTTCACGCGAACTCCAACATTTGCCACCGGGCAGGTCAACCTCCAGATCAACGGCACCCTATTCGCACGCGCCCCCACGTTCCCGACCGGCGACGTACAGCCCCAACCGGTCACCCTCGTCGGTGTTCTGTTCACCCGTGCTCCGACCTTTCCGACTGGCAGCATCGCTTCCGTCCTCGCCGGTGTCCTATTCACACGCGCGCCCACCTTCGCTACAGGTCAAATCAACCTGCAACTCAACGGCGTCCTGTTCACACGCACTGGAACCTTCCCGACAGGGAGCGTCAATCTACAACTCGTAGGAACCACATTCACGCGTGTCCCTAC